CTACCCTGCAGCCCGACGCGTTCGGAAGGCGGGCATGACATTGGTCGCCTCGGCTGCGATCTCGGCCGGAGTATCTTCCAAGCCGCCCTTGATCGGGAACATCATCTCGCGCTGAGCCAGATCGCGAGGCTTCTTGTAGGCATCCTTGAACGACTGCTTCCGCCCGATGGCCGCAGCGGCAACCGTGTCCAGCATCGCGGGAACGTCAATCGTGGATCCTGCGAACATCTCTTCCACAGTAATGATCTGAAGGCCTGGAATAGATCCGAAGAGGGTATCGACCTTGCCGAACTCCCGGGCGGCGTCACGCATCCCCCTGGTGGGTTCATGAGCGCAGATCAGGACCCCAATGGCCTTGGGGTCCCTGGTAAGCTGTCGTTGGGTTTCAACGGTACCAGCCAGATCACGCACCATCCCGGGGTTCAGGCTGCGCCCTCCCTTCACCGATACGATCCCTCTGCTCCGATCATCGCTGCCAGTCAGGTAATAGAAGGTCCCATCGATCCCCCCGTCGTTGCGGAACTTGCCAGAGTGCATCGCCCCCAGAGCACTGACCGCCCACTCCTCGAATTTGAACGGGTGGTTTTCGGCAAGCCATAGAGCGCCGTCGGCGCTCTTGGGGATCCCGAACACTTCATAGTCAACGGCCGGAAAATGGTGCTTCAACCGGTCTTGAACGACATGCATGGACTGAACCGCCACGTCTATACCGATCCAACGGCGTCCAAGTTCCTCAGCGGCGTGCAACGTGGTTCCACAACCGCAAAACGGGTCGAGTATGACGTCACCTTCCTTGCTAGAGGCTTCCAGTATGCGTTTCATCAATTCGACAGGCTTTTGTGTCGGGTAACCCAAGCGTTCCCGCGAAACATTGTGCAAGGGGCGAATGTCATCGATGATGTCTTGCAAAGGCATTCCCGGCAACTCATCAATGTACCGTTTTCGCTGCGGTACGCCTCCTACTTTCTTGGGCCAATGTATTCGACCTTGGGCGTCCATCTGGTCGAGTTTGTCATGCGGAACAGCCCAATGACGCCCTTTGGCACGAACATCTATTCCTCTCCAAGGGTCGCCTGATGGCCCATTTCTGGTTCCCGCCCCTGTGAGGTCTGCGCGGCGCCACCGTCGTCCGTCAGGGTCTTTATGCGTAAAGAAGGCATCGATGTAGGTTTGATCGTAAGGCTGCTTCGCCCGATTCCAGGTGAACTTCTCCCCCGCAGAATAGAACAGGATCACATCATGCACTGGCCCCCAGCGTTTGGCGCTTGAGTGGGCGCTGGTTCGTTTCCAGATTACTTCGTTCCGAAAATTCGAAGGGCCGAACACCCCGTCTAGGATGATCTTGAGGTAGTGACTAGCGGTTGGATCGCAGTGGAGATACAGGCTGCCGGATGGTCTCAGAACCCGGTGCAATTCCTGCAGCCGGGCCGACATCATCGTCAGGTAAGCAAGCATGTCATTGGTACCGAGGATCAGCCGGAGGGACATCAGAACATCGGCCACCCGCCCGGGAACGGACGTTACTTCGTTGAAGGCTTCCTCGGCCACTTCTCCCCAGCGCCAGGTATCATCGAATGTCGCGATCTGAGCGTCGGCCCAACGGTCCTTGTCAGGGCTCTTGAATAGCAGGTTATAGGTCGCGTTCGAATTGAACGGGGGATCCAGGTAGATCAGATCCACGCTCTCGTCGGGAATGTACTCGCGCAGGATATGAAGGTTGTCGCCGAAGAAGAATGAGTTGTTCATTTGTCACCTCTGCCTCCCCCAAGGCCTGAACAGTAAAGCATGCATTCGGGTTCAAATTTTGGCGGCAAAAACAGATCCTTGGAACCTGTGGCTGATTGGCAGCTTACCGCGACATTGTGGGGTGACGCTTTCCCCTCCACCCAAAATGTTGCAGGTCAAAATTCACATCCCCCGATAGTGATGCTCTTCACGTCCCCTGCAAAGGCGGCAACGCCGGCAGAGTGTTTGGGTAGATCGAGCCAAGTGCAGTGCCATGATGGCCCGCAAATACACCGCAACGTGGCAGCTGGGGGACCCATCGAGTTCGGACCGATCCGGCGAGAGTATTGCCAATTTCTTGAGCGAGGTTCGAAACCTCGGCTCTGTTGGGAAGATCGTCCCCTACTGTCTTCAGACCACCGAGATCCCGAACCGGGCCAACCGCGCCTTGCTGCGGGCGTAGATGTCTGCCAGTTCACTGCCGGTCTTGACGCTCTCGAACACGATGGCCTCGGCAAAGCTGATCGGCTCTGCGCCGACGCTGGATAGGGCGTTTTCATCGGACCCAAGGCTGAAGTTGTCGCCGGTGGCATAGGTCGCGCCGGTGAATTCATGGGTCTCCGCGCCAGTGCCCCCGAGATAGCAGATCACCTCCGGCGTCCCCGTGTCGAAATCCCGGCTGACACCAACGAACAGCCACTGCCCGGAATAGTCGACGCCGCTGTGGAACAAGTGTGAGTAGGCGGCACCACCCCCGTAACCGTAATACTGCAGCGCGGGTGTTGCGTTCAGATGCAGGCTGGCGCCCATCGGCGTGACGCTGTTGTAGGTGCCGAACAGCTCGGATCGCAGGCCGGACCCGACCACGGCGTCAACCTTGAACACGGCACAGACGGTTCCTGTCGTGGCATCCGCCAGCGCCGACTGCAGCGCAAAGTAGGGCCGATGCTTGATCCGCACCCAGCCACGCCCGGCATCCAGGACATAGTCCATCGGCGTCAGGGTGCGGTCGTTGTCAGCGTCGTAGAGATCCGCGGCTGAGGGGCCAAACAGCCAGTGCCCCCAGGCATCGCTTTCCTTTTCGACGCCCACGACGTCGCGCGCCCGAGCGCGGGGCAGCCAAGCGGCGGGGCTGGCGGTTGTTAGTCTGGTTGCGTCACTCATTCCGAAAGCTCCGTCACGGTCAGGTCAAAATGGATCGCCGGGTACCAAAGGGATTTGTCGGAACCGGACACGTCGATGGTCCCCGGCGTGCTGTCGCGCAGGTTGCCCGTCGCTGCGCTGCTGGGGAAATCCGCCGGAACACTTCCGCTGATATAGTCGCGGGCATAGCGCACTTCGGTCGCACCGCTGGGGGTCGTGGTCGTGGTGATTACCACTTCGTTGCCGTCCACGGTCACGCTGTCGATGGTCAGCACGCCGGTCGTGTCCTCGACCGCAAACCCATAGTCCGTGGTGCTGGGCAGGTCGGTGGTGTCCAGGACCAGCGGCAAGGTCGGCACGTCCATTCGAACGCGGATCTCTGCCCCGCGCCGGGTGGCCGAGATCGGGCGCAGGCTGGGCGGCTCCAACCCTTGGCGCAGGTAATCCACCGCCCGCCCGAAATAGGCTGCCAGATGCCGATAGCCTCCGGCCGTCAGGTGCGTGTCGTCTGTGGCGTGCTCGATGTGATAGATCGGCGTGACGAGGTGGATCAAAGCATGCGACTTTGCCGCCTGCCACTGAGCACGGCTGATCCCGGGCGTTATCCGCGACCGCACCAGCGTCTGGTAGGTCAGCAGGTGTACCGGACCATTGCCCGGGTTGATGAAGTTGGCGTCGAAATTGATGTCCGCGACCAGCTGCTCCAGCGCTGCCTTGTATTCCGCTTCGGATGTCGGCGGTTCCAGCACGTCGCTTTCGCCCTGGAACCAAGGGACTGCCACGAGTGAATAGTCCGGGTTGATCGCGACCGCCGCCTCGATCTGCTCATAGATCTGGGTCCGGTACCAGTCGTCGGCGTCCTCTTTCGAGAGTTCGGAAATCGTCTGACTGCCCTGCCCCGCGCTGGATCCCAAAAGGATGAAATCGGACGGGTCAACGCCGTCCTGCGCGGCGAGGCTGGCCGCGTAGTTGCAACAGGCCGCAACCCCGGTTTCCACAGTCGCTTCAACCAGCGGGATAAAGCTCGACAAGCTGGAGAAGTCGCGCACGCCACCATCGAAGGTCACATGGCTGTAGGGCTGCGAGGTCGTGATGGGTGTGCCGGAACCGACCCCGGCGGACAGGGATTGCCCATAATAGCATACATGGCTGTAAAGCGCGAACCGGGGCGGGTACTTGAGCGCCCCGGTCTGCTGACACAGCACATCGAGCGCATCCATTCCCGCCCCGGTCAACTGCCCGGTCCCCGTGTCCAGCCCCAACGCGATATTGCCGTCCGTGTCCCAGGCGATCGGCAGGATCGGCGCATTGGCCAGCTGCGCAGTCAGCCCCGCACCCTCACGATCGGACACCACAGGCGCAAGCTCCTGCTGCACAAACTCGGTGGAGGCAAGTTGCGCCGTGGCCGTGCCGGGCGAGGCAGTGGGCGCCGTCGGCGTGCCGGTCAAAGCGGGACTGGTTGCGTCGGCCTTAGCGCCAAGTGCCGCAGAGAAGGCACTGGCGTCATCACCCTCGCGCCACACTATGGGATCCGTGCCCAACGTCGTGACCACGGAATAGGTCACGAAGGTCTTCAGCCCGTTCACCGTGCCCGCTCGGACGAAAACGGAGGTGCCTGCAACCTCGCCGGCGGCATCCATGTCGGTTGCACGGACATGTGCGCCGCTGTCATTGAAAGTATAGATCCCGTTTTCTGCGGGGTCGGTTTGATTGGGGGCCAGGTAGCGATCGCCGTTGTAGAGCGTCACGCCGTCCATGGGATTGGTGTCCCCCGTCAATGCGACATTCCCCGTCGCGGCCGCCTCGACTGGACCGCCCTCTGCCTTTTGTGCCCCGGTCGCGCCGATCGCCTGCAGTTCAACCACATCGGCCACGACCGCCGCGATGGCATCGGCCACGGCTCCGGAAGCCGCAAGGATCGTCCCCAACGCCGTGGTAGACAGGGGGCCGGAAGTGCCATTGTAGAGAGCGAAGACGAAGTCTGCGCCTGCGACTGTTTCCTTATCAGAAATACGTTGTCCGTCTGCCATTTCGGGCCTCAGATGATTGTTACGGGGATGGCGGCCGACACGTTGGAGCCGATGCCGTCGCTGTTCAGGGCCGCAAAGCGGTACTCGAAGTTGCCCTGCGGGGCGCAACCCGCGGTTTCCCGCAGCATCTGGACGGCCTCGATTGTGCCGTCGAACCCGCCGTAGCAGCTGATCCGCAGGTTGTTGTTGCCACTCAGGGCCGTCAGCTTGATCAGCGTCACACCGTTCTCGGTAATGAGATCACTGACCACCGCAGTGCCGCCGGTCAGGCGCACGTCGAAGCTGCTGGCAGTCCGCCCGGAGACGGTGACCGCGATGCGGTAGGTTTCGCCCGCGACAAAGGCGAATGCCTGGTCCAGCGTGTCCGCCGTGCCCGGCGTGTGGGTGGAGGGTAGCGTTGCACTGTTCCAGCCTCCGCTTGGCGTCCAGGTCGTCCCGACCAGATCCGTGCGTGTGCTGTCGCCGTCGATGTAGGAGACGGGCTGACCGGAGGACACAGGCTGGCCAAGAAAGTCCACTTCCGTTTCCGTCTCTGGTGCACCGAGCGCATCCGCGACGGGATCGAAGGTCATACCTTCCTCGGTGCGGAAGATCTGCACACTGGCTGTGTTCCCATCCCCGACCACGACCGAGATATCGACAACACCCAGGCCCGCCGTCACCGTGACGCTCTCCAGGTCGATCGGGGCGGCCAGAGCCGCTGTATCGGACCCGACCGTGAAAGTTATTACCGATGTGTCGGTACCGACGTCCCCTTCGAAGTCGATAGCCCTCGCGCGCAGTTCGACCACGTCGTCGTGATCGTAGCTGAGGCTCGCGAAGGTGAAGACATCGACCGTGGTCCAGGAACCGGCGCCCTGCAGCCGGTGGTCCAGTTCGTAATAGCCTACATAGGCGATTTCGTCGGCGGCCTGGGCCAATTTGACAAGGAGCGTCCGTGCCGAGCTTCCGTACTCGCCTGCAACGGCCGTGGTCCGCACGCCTGCGAACACCGGCGCCAGCGGGTCGACACCGGTGTCTACGATCTGCCCGACGATGGGAGACCAGGTCGTTGGCACATAGGCATCGGTCAGTTCATCGATCTCGGGCGCGGCATTGGTCAGGGTGACCGTCGCCCAGAAATCCTCACCCGGCTCGATGTCCAGAACCAGCGCTCGCTCGGACACGTCCGATGCAGGTCCAAAAAGGACGATCGCGCCGGCTTCCGGAACTTCGGCGCCGGTGACATGCAATGTCCGCGTCTCACCCGGCACGGTCTGCACCGCGCTCAGCACAGAGTGCCCGACCGGGTCCGACTCGTCGAAGTCCAGGAAGCGGATCGCGTAATTCCGCCCCGCCTCCATCGTCACCACCTCGTCGAGGATGATGAGCGTGTCCTGGACCGAAAGCACCCGGGCCGATGCCTGGGCGCTGTCCAGGACGGGATGGGTCAGCCAAACCCAGTCGCCGCGCGTTTCCACGCGCACCGCACCGTCGCGTTCGACGGTCCAGCGGTCGCGCCGGTACTCGACCACCAGCATGTCGCGATAGATTTCGCGGGCAATTTCCGTGGCATTGGTCTTACCCGGTTTCGACCACTCCTCGACCAGGTCGAAAGGCGCGCTCTTGCCCGGCCAGGGCACCACGATCTCTCCGTCGAGATAGTCGTTCTCTTCGTCCTTGAAACGCACGCGGATGGCATCCGGCGTGCGCAGGAAAGAACGCTGACCCTGGAAGTTCCGGCTGTTGCGTGGCGCGATATGGGTCCTCTCGCGCGCAGGCTGGCGGTCCAAAATCACCGACCACTTGGCGCCATCGTGCCAAGGGCTGGCCCTTCCGGCGGCGGCGATGGCCGTCAGGCGGTCCAACAGGCTTTCCCAACGCCGTTGGTCGCGGTCGTAGTGCAGTTCCTTGGCAACGCAGAATTCATGCCATTCGGCCAGCGCGTCCCAGTCGATCTCCCCGTCCGGAACCGGCTCGGGGTTGTCCGGTCCCTGCAGCGCCATGAGGTAGGCCGAGGCGGGGTTACGGGTCAGCGCCTGGTTCCAAGTCTCGCCATCCCACTCCGGGGCGTACCGCGCTACCAGAGCGTTTACATTGTCCAGTGTTCCAGACAGTTGATGCGTAGCTCGGATCTTGAGCGAAATGAGCGCCAGCGGCTCATTCATCCGGTCCAGGTTGATCGGGTACTCCGGCCGGAAGGACTGCACGGCTGCGAGAAACACCGTGCGCGACCGCTTGGCGTCCGCGTCGCTGGCACTGAGCCGTGTGACCTCGATCTCCCAGGTGCCGCGCGACGGCAGCCCCCAGGAGTACTGCCGGAAAAACCCGCCACCCTTGGCTTCACGGTATTCGAGCGTGTCGACATCCAACCATGTGACGGTGCCCTTTTCGCGATGGCGAATGCGGATCGTGACGCTCTGCGCCTTGCGATCGCCATCGTCATTGACCCGGTAGAGACCGCCCGGGAAGTTGAAGATCACGCTGGCCCGGATCGCATTGCCGGCCGTGGTACGCACGACGGGTTGCTCCTGGCGGCTCCCGCTCTTGTCGTCATTGCCCTGCGCGTCTTTCGGCCAAGTGTAGACCAGTTCGACGCGCTCCGGTTCTTCGAGCACCTGGACGGGGGTGATCGAAACCGGATCGTCCGTCTCTACCCCTTCGCGCACTTGCCAGGTGACAGCGTCGAAGGCATCGATCGGCGTATCGCCGATGCGGAGATCCGAAATGTCCAGCCGCCCGTAACCAAACAGGAACAGCGCGCGGACGTATTGATCGTCGCCGACAATCTCCTGGTAGGGCTGCATGGCAAAGACCGGTGCGACGCGCACCCGACCCATCGGCATCGGGACTGGTTCGCCGGGGATCGCCTGGTTGCGCCATCCCGAAATGGCATAGTCCGCTTCCGGGTTGCCTGGACCGTCTGGGATTTCCGGCAAAGGGATCAGCGAAGTCAGGGCAGCGGCACCAAGAGCAGTGACCGCCAGTGCGCCGCCGTAGGCCAGGACGTTGATAGCCAACGTCCCGAGCCCAGTGTTTGCAGACAGCCAGAGCGCCGCATTGATTGCGATGCCGAAAGGATCACCCGGCACCAGACGCAGGGCAACGTCAGTCCCCGCATGCGGCGTGACGCGGGACCACCAGGCCCGCGGCACTGGATGCCAATCGCACCCGCTCGCCATCGTCACGCGCACCCGGCTCAACACGCTTTCAGGAGCGCCGGGGAACACTTGGTCGACGATCTGTGCGATCGTCAGCGTCGGTGCCAGCTCGAAGCTCTGGCGCATCTGGTCGGGCAGCATCCCGCGTGCAGCGATCACCCGCACCGGCGCAGGCCCTGCGTAGCGGTAGGCCCCCACCAGGCGCTTGCGCCACATGGCTTCCCGGATCGGAACGATGCAGCTCTCACTGTGCCCGTGTATATGCAGCATATCCCGGTCATCGACGGCGACGGCCACATGGGTGGCATGCGGGCCGATGCGGAAGAGCAGCACATCGAAGGCGGCGATTTCGTCCACCTCGCGCCAGGGCCCCTTGTCCCGCTCACCGGTGATCAGCGCGCCAAGTTCGGCGCGCTCCGCGAGATCCGGACAGACCTCGGTATAGCTCGGAAGCTCGATCCCCAGTTCGCCGGCATAGACCAGGCGCACCACCCCCCAACAATCGGCGCCATCGCGCGTGCGCCCATGATCCTGCTGAGGAATGCCAAGGTATTTGACCGCCCAGCAACTCACCGGAACAGCCCCGGAAAGCGATCCTTGGTCATCAGGTCGCGGGGCACGCCCCGCTCCTCGATGGCCCGGCGGGCGGAGGTGATTACGAGCTGCTCTCCATAGGAAATGTCCGAAACTTCAAGACCCCGGTACTCGATCTCGACGGCATCCGGGGACGCGGCATAGACCACGGCCAGGTGCGCCGTCGCCGGGGTGATGGTCGAGCGCAACTTCTTGACCAGGGTATCATCGAAGAGGTCGAGAATGACGCGTGCCGCGGCCGGCGCATCCTCCTGGTCGCCGGGCATCTGGTAGCTGGCGAATGCGAACTCGTAAGGCTCGGTCTCAGGGTCGGCACCGTTCCAGGTCGACCGCGTGCCGTAGAGCAGCGGATCAACCGACAAACGGGTCGCGTCAGACGAGATCCGGATTGGCGCTTCCAGGTCCGCATGTTCGAACTGCATCAGCAGAACTTCGACCTGGTCGGAGTGGAGGGCCTCGTCGTGGCGGCGGGCTGTGATGGAAACAGTACGGCTCATGGCAGGTCGTAGACGGCAAAGGAATAGTCAACGGAGGTCCCGCGAACGGGGCCTTTAAGAGGGGGTTCATCACCCCAGAGGCAGAGCATCACGCGCTCGCCCAGGATCGGCGTGTCGTCCTCGAAGAGCAGCGGAGTGCCGTCTGTATCCAGCAACGGCAATCCGTCGCGACGCGGGTCCGGCATCCAGAATGGCAACGTCCCGGTGGCCAGGTCGGCCCGGTAGAACCGGTCGAGGATGCCCTGCTGTTCCGGGTCGAGCACCAGGGTCAGCTGCACCAGAGCGGGCACCGCGGAATAGCGCGGGGCATAGCGAGGCACACCGTGTTCGGCAGCGCGGCGGCGGCGGTTGTCCTGCGGCGTCTCGGCGTAGGCACTGCGGAGCGGCCGGGGCAGTTCGGAGGGCCATGTCGGAACCGTCATGTGCGCACCATCGGATCGCGCAGCCCCTTGCGGCGCAGGCTGCGGCGGGCCTTACCTCCGGGCAGGTTCATAGCCTCATCGACCATGTCGGAAGCGACGAAGGCGGGCTGACGTCCGTCACCACGCTCCTGGCGTTCTATCTTCAAGCCCCGCTCCGTCTGGTCGATCAGCTCGAATTGCACCTCGACCGGTGCCGGGCTGTAGCTGCCACCACCATGCGCGCCGCCCTCCGCGAAACCCGGGATCGGTGCGCCGGCGTTGATTGCCTCCAGCAACGGGCGGTGCTTCTGCGTAGCCTTCGCGTTGACGGTGAACTCGCCGGCGGAGGTCAGGATCGGGATCCTGTCGGACTTCGGTCCGCCCAGCCCGTAGTGCATTCCAGCCGCTTCGTGGCTGCCGCCTTCGGCAAAGCCGAACAGCCCGCCGATCCATCCCAGCAGCCCACCGCCGCCGCCGCCCGAGATCCCGAAGAGCGTATTGACCAGCCCCATCAGCGGACCTTCACCCAGCAGCAGCGCCTGCCAGGCAGCGTCTTCCAGCGCCCTGCCGAACCGCTGCCAGGCCGAAGCCGCATCGTCACCGCCACGCACCAGGTCAGGGATCAAATCCGACATGCTCGACCGGAAGAACTCCGAGGTCTCCGCGAGCTGTGCCTGCGCCATTTCCTCGGCGGCATAGGTTTCAATCAGCTTTTCGATCTTCTCCCGTTGCTTCGGCGTCGCCTCGGCCAACTCCTCGCGCAGGCGGATCATCTCCCGCTGAACCGGGTCGCTCTCGCGCAGGAGCGCAAGTTCGTCCCGTTTGGCCGCGATCAGCTCCTGGACGGCGTTGCGCTGTTTGTCGGTGGCTTTGCTCCCACCGCCGGCACCTTTATCAGCGGTCAGGGTTGGCGCTGCGTTTCGCAGCGAGGCTTCGTATCTGGTCAACTGGGCTTGCTGCTCGTCTGTCAGACCGTAGTCGAACCCGAAGGTCCGCTCGGACGCGGCACGCATCGTCTCTTCCAGACGACGCACACGGGTCGCGACGAGCTTGTCCGCGGCGTTCATCCCAGCCGTGGCCAACTCGAAGTCCAGCTCTTCCATCGCATCTTCGAAAGGGATCGACAGTGAGGCCATCGCTTGCTGGAAAGCGATGGCATTGTTTGCCGCGGTCAGGATGTTGGCGGCGAGGCGCGATGCTTCGTCGGCGGCGTCTCCGGTTTCTTCCTTGGTGTCCCCCATCGCGACGGCGCCCGCGCTTGCGGCTTTGACCATGCTGTTGAGGTTCTGAATGATCCGGGCGACTTCGTCAGGGATGCGCTCGCTCTCATCATACATCCCACGGAGCAGCCTAACTGCCTCACTTGCAGCTTCCGCCACCTCGGCCAGGCTGTTGGCCTTTGCGAGATCATCGAACGCCGCATCGAGACGGGTCGCTTCAGCAGCGCTGAGACCGAGCGCCGTGAGCATCTTCGCAGCCCGGTCCTCCAGCAGTTCGAGCGCTTCCCGCGCCTCTGTGACCTGACGTTCCCCGAGAATGCCCGCTGCAGCGAGATCCTGCGCATCCAAGAGCTGCTTGTTAGCGCGTGCGACATCCCCAATGGCGCGCACCACATCTTCCAGATCAGCGCGTATACCCTTGGCCGCATCATCGAATTCCGAAAAGGCCAGTGAAACGGTCGCCTGGGCGGCCAGGGCCGATGCTTGCTGCACCTCTCTGGCGAAATCACCAAATTCGCGACGCAGGTCCTTGATGCTTGTCTTGGCGGTATCGGTGTAGCCCTGCACCTCCGAAAGCGTGTCCAGGAAGACATCGATACTCTTCTGAGCATCTTCCGCAGACATACCGGTATCCAACAAGCCTTGCGACAACCCGAAGATAATCGGGACAAGCGCACCAACAGCAATGCCAACGGTGCCGAAGCCAAGCGCAAGGTCAGGAGCCTGGACCGCGAGGGCTTGCAGGTAATTCCCCGTCACCGCGCCCTGCTGGGCGACCTGGCTGAACTGCATGGACATCTGGCGCAGACCGCCGCCGGCAAAGGCCGAGGTCGCCTGGTTCGCACGCGGAGCCTTTCGGCCAATATCTTCAAAAACATCCCCGACGTTTTTGAGCCCAACTCGGGCACGCTCGGTTGCCGGAACAAACCGGCCCATGCTATCCCGCCAGCGGCCAGCCTTGTCTTCGACGTAGCCGAGAGACTCCGCGAGCTCGCGGGCCTCTGTCGACGTTTTCCCGATTTCCGCCTGTGCCTGCTTGCCGTCGGCCGTGAGGCGCGCATGCATGTTCAGCGTCATGTCACCCCCCATTCAATCCCGGTTCAAGGCCTCTTTGGCGCCCTGCTCGATCTGCCGGATGTCCGCCCAGAGGTCGGGCGTCACATTGATCCCGGCCAGGCGTAGCCCGGCCTCCGCGGCGGTGTAGTCCAGGCCCAGCCAGCGGGTCGCGGCACCGAAGCGCGGCTCGATCCGCCACTGGCTGCTGACCACGGCAAAGGCCTCCAGCGCGGCGACATGCTCGGGCCAGAGCGCCTCCTGTGCATCCTTTGTCCGCAAGAGTTCGGGCGGGATGCCCCAGAACGCCGCGTCCTGGTCGATCTGTCGGGCCGGGCCGGACTGGTCCGAGAAATGCCCCTCGATCAGCGCCCGCCCGGCCCATCTCAGTTTCCCCTGCGGGCCTCGATCCGACCTTCGTTGTAGGCACGCAGGAGCGCGATCCGCAGGTCGGCAAAGCCGATCACCTGCTCCAGCAGCTCGGGTGAATACAGGATCGGTTTCTTGTCCTCGCCCTCGATGTCATCGAGGCGCCGCACGATTTTGCGCATGACGGCCTTCTCGCCCTCGACGCCCTCCGCGCTGACCTCGCCCATCTCGTCGTCGGGCAGAATGACGAACTCGGCGCGAAAGTCCTGTCCATCGGCGGTCTGGACGGTGCGGGTGAACACACGCTCTTCAGCGATGCGAAATGCCATTGGGGGTCTCCGTCAGGTCAGGGTGAGGGTCCATTGGTCGTTGCCCAAACCGGGCAGCGGGACCAGGTTGAGCGGCCATTCCATGATGCCCTGAGCCTCGGTCGGGTTGCCGGGGCGCTGCATCTGGCAGGTCGGCGCCAAGAGCGCCGCGATGCGGCCGGCGCCGGTGCCGTGGGTCAGGGCCACCGCGACGGAAGTCTGGTCGCGGGCCAGCGCCCAGGGATCGAGCGTCGCAACGGCCACCGCCTCGACCTGGCATTCGATCATGTCGGACCGGTCGACGATCACGATCTCCTCGGCGCCGACCAGGAACCGCCCCTCCACCTGGTTGCCCAGTCCCAGCTTGAAGCTGCGCATCACCATGTCCTCGCTGTCGATGGTGAAGAGCGGCGTGGCGGTGTTCGACGCGACGCGGGGCTTCTGCCAGGCGCTGTAGTCGGGCGTGGGCAGCGTGCCGGCGGCGGGCTTGGTCCAGAGGCCGGTGAAGGTGAACTCCAGCACCGGGATGCCACTGGCGTTGATGGTGATGTCGCAGTTTCCGCGCGCCCCGGTCAGGGTGAACAGATGCCCATCGATGTGCAGGTAGAATGTGGCACTCTCGAAACTGTCCGAGACGGGGTTGTAGACCACCGAGGTGCCGGGGGTCACCGTCTCGGCACAGCCGCAGGCGCGGATGAGCGGTCCCCAGGCGGGGACAGTCCCCGCGGTGCCCGAAGGCTCAAGTTCGACCTTGAAGCTCATCACGGCATGCAGATCGTAGGGGATCGTGGCATTGGCGCCGAGGTAAGGCGTGTCATGGCCCCGGTCGGC